TTTAAATTCAGCATTCGCCATGCGGATCTGTCTTTTTGCGTCCGTGATTCCTTTTTTAAAATCGCTTATATCTATCTTTAAGCTTGATGTTGTTTCGTTCTTTTCGCTAATCTTTACCACCACCCTGCATCATTTGATGCGTAACGTCTAATCTCTTTAACTCCGGTTTTTTCTCGATCCTGCTCTTTTTTTGCCCGGATCTGCATTGTTCGCATATCACTATACAGATCTATCACGCTATCATATGATTCATTCTGTAGCTGTATCGGGTTAATTCCGGTATACTCTTTACACAAATTGTTGATGATTAAAAAAAATGTTTCGTCTAGGGGGATATCCTCCCCCTTCTCTAGTTTTTTTCGTCAACCGGTATTCCGATCAGCTTTTTAAGTTTCGACAAAAGAAAATCTTTTACCACCTGTACCAGCTCTGTAAGATCGACTGTATCCCAATCTTCTTCTGTTGCGTCCGGAAAGATTCTTCCAAGAAGCTGTACAAGATCATCCCAACTCTTTGTTACTGTCTCCATCACATAGCCTGTGTCATTTAACTTTTCTTCATTAAAAAGCCCTACTGTTCTTCTTGCCAGTCCGAACGGAATTTTTGCGTCCTCCGCTTCTAACACCTTTTTAACGTCTTTCATATTATTTTCATAAACTGTAATTTTCATTTTTTACCTCCTGATTTTAAATCAGGCGGGTATGATTCCCGCCTGACCCTTTTATTTTTCCTTTTTCTTTAGCCCTCTGGCTCTGTCTTTGCCTTTACTGTATCCGGTGTCTGAATCTCGTCAAACCACTTGCTAAAATCTACCTTATCATATCTTTCATCAAGCACAAATCCCTTTACTGCCGCCGGTGTCCAAGATCCACCCTCTTCCAGCTTTCCTTTTGCAAATACATGCGTTGTCTTAATCGCAGTATAGACATATGCGCGGTTTGTCGTGTCTGTTCCGGCGTCCTCTGTTTTGTGATCGTCCTCCGGGATCGAGAAGCTACCTTTGTTTTTAACTACATATCTGTAGCTGCCGTCTACGCATTTCGTTCTGTACATGATCGCAAAGTAATCATCACGGCGTGTTCCTTCTACCATCATGCCTGTGTTTTTGTCGAATGATCGACCGGTGAGTTTTGCTTCCATTTCAAGCGACGGCACTGCCACCGTATATGTGAGTGAATCCGCGCCTTCTGTGTTAATGACAAACATCGGCTGATTGTCATAGTAATGTGTGTCTGCCGCTGTCTCTGTCGTCTTGCTTACTTCCGCAACCGGCGCAAGCTTTACCGGCTTTTCGCATACATATCCGTGGTCTGCTCCTGTTTCGTTGTCGTCGCAAATGATTCTTGCGACATATAAGTTGTCAACGCCGCGATACTCTGTGTATTTTTCTGCATCCATCTTTTTTATTTCATCTACTACTATGACCGCATCCAGTCCGCGTCCGGTGTGGCTTGGTTCGTCGCTTATGACATCCCGCCCCCTCGTTGTGATGATGTAGCCATTTTTTTTCAATAATTTTCTAATATCTCTTAACAGTGAAAAGGTTATGTCCGGATCATTCGAATATACATTGACGTTATACACATACGCAGCTCTCTTTGTTTCGTTGTCGTATGCTGCTGCTTCTGATTCGTCTGCATTCCAGAATGTTATAAATGTATCTGGGTATGCTTCATCTTCCAAAAAGCTGCCTTGTCGTCGTACCTTATAGCCGAATGTCTCTAATAGTTCGATCAAGTTGTCTTCCATCACTTCATGGCCCTTTCCAGCATTTTATTCAATGCTTCCTGCTGAATTTTTTTGATCTCTTTTTTTGTCTTACTGCCGTATATATCGTTATATAGCTTTTGCGCCGGCTTCATCTTTGGCGTTCCGTACATTAACACGATACTTTCCAGTCCTGTCCGGTCGAAGTCATAGCCTATATTGATCTTCGCCGTTGTTCCTTCCCACTCAACACTGTAATCTGTGTCTATACTTTGCGCGAGCCTGCCGGTCGAATATTTACCTTGCGCCGGGTAGTTGCCCGGAACGGTGTCACTGATTAATTTATCAGTTATTACCTTTTTTGATGCTTTTAGCATACTTTCCGTTGCTTTTTTCGCATTCGCTCCGGCGCGTTCAAGGTTTGCATATGTGTCTTCCATGTCGATAAATAACTGTACTTTATTTTTCGCCATTACGCGCCGCCTTTCACGGCGCGAACCTTGAATTGTAAATATTGATTTGCCATGTTGATATTTTCCGGTGTGCCTAAAATGTCATATTCTAAGCCGCCGATTTTCAAACGGCTTCCGGCTGTTATATCCGGTCTATACCACGTCTGCACCGTTGCGGTGTTTTCAACGACAAGAATGTCGTTTTTTACCGTTTCAGTGCCACCAAATGTTCGAAAGCTGATATAAATATCATCAATCTTGATATATGACTTTTTTACGCTTCCTTTTTCCGTCTTTCCCTGCGGATTTAATAATTCTGTCGGTACGGAATACGGTAAATCCGGTGTGAACTGTTTCATTCCGTATCACCTCGCATTGCAAGCTGTATAACCCGGCGATCAAAATAGGAGCTTAACTGTTTATAGTTATACAAATCGTCAGTGCCTTTGCAAATGACGCCGATTGAACTCTCCGCATTTGCCACCTTTTCCGGCACTCCGGCATTAATCATATACTGCTTCACTTCTTCGATGATAACCGCCAGTGCTCCATCAAGAGCCGTTCCGCTGATGTTCATTGATTTTTTTACCTCTGCGAGCTGTTCTTCCTGCGTCATTTACCAGCACCTCCTTTTTATGATCCGCTTACTGCCGCGCTTGCCGCGTCTTCGCCCTTCTTGATGATGAGAACGCCGTTTGCATCCACAAGTTTACCATCGACGATCATGATACATTTGTTTTTAACCTCGTTTGTATCGTTGTCTGTCCACTTAACCGCTGTCATCTGCATGTTAGAATTGATAGCGTAATCCTGAAGGTTTGCGAATACTGCGACTACATCGCCCTTCTTCGCATCATCCCATGATGCAATCAGATCATCTTCTACTGTTTCAACAGTCTTGCCAAGGAAGCGATATGTCTCCTCGCCGTTGATTCCGTAATTTGTTCGACCGATCGGCTGACCATTCTTATCAACCATTCCGTCGATATATCCGTCGAATGTCGCCTGATTCATAATGAAATCGCCGTTTCTGTACGCCTTTTTCATCTTTGCCTTTACCTTCTTGTGCCAGCCTTCCCATGATGCAAACTCGGACGGTGTGATTGTGATAACATTTGCCGCCGGTACTCTCGAATCCTTTAAGATTCCGAGCGGCTGTGTAGTTCCGTTTCCGTTCATGATCGCGATTTCTAACGCTTTTACAATCGCTTCAGCTGCAAGCGGAACAAATAAAGCCTGAAATGCTTCGATTGTCGCTACATTTACAAGCAATGTCTGTGCAATCTTACACTCAACGCCGAAGTATGAGAATGTAATCTTGTTTTTGCCCTCGATCTTCTGTGCATCAGAGCTACCTTCTCCTACCCAGTTTGCTTCTGGTTTTAAGGATACGATAGGGATTGCCACGCCGCCCTGTACGTTTAATTTACGCACTTTTGCGTAAATGTTTCCGTAAGTGTCTAACTTCATGATGATCTCGTTCATGAGCGTTGTCGGAATCACTGCTCCTGCATCTGCTGCCGATGTTGTTGCTGCTGCTCGCATTTCTGCCGGAATTGGCACGTTTCGACAAACGTAATTCATGAACGCTGCCCGGTACTCTGCCGTGTCGTGCGGATCTGTTTTCTCTCTTTCCTGCAATGCTCTCAATGTTTTGAATGTAGCAAGTGGAGAAAGTTCTGCGTTTCTAACCTGTGCGCCAGCCGGAATCGTCGATCTCCCTTCGTCTCCGCTGTTATCTCCGCTGTTATCTCCGCTGTTATCTCCTTCGTTTTCTTCATCTAACTCGTCTAATGCTTTTTTTGCGTCCTGCAATTCTTCCAGCACAGCGTTTAATGTATCGCCGAGTGATCTTACTTCGTCAGCGGTTGATGCTGCCTGAATAAGCTTTCTTAACTCTTTCGCTCTTTCTTCCTTCTTTTTGATGAAATCTTTTAAATATTTTTTCATTTTTAATTTCCTCCATATAAATATTTTGCTTTTAATTTTTCCAGCTCCAATTCTGCGTTATCAGCGTCCGCTGATCGAGCTTTCGCATTCTCCAATGCGCCTTTTGCGTTCTCCAACGCTTCTTTTGCTCTTGCCGTTACCTCTGTATCCTCATAAGCCGGAAATGTTACTATTGATACCTCCATGACACTACTGATTTTTTCAATATGTCGCTTCGGGTAATCGCTGTCTAAATCTTCCCATCTGTCTTTTTCTACTACGAATAAAAAAGACATTCCATCCATATCTCCGCGTTCTACTGCGGAATATGCGTTCTTGGCGTCGCTATTTTTTTCCGTGTCGATATTCGCCCGGATCTTCATGCCTTTATCGTCCACGGTCAACTGCATTGTTGAATTTTTATTATTACGCCGTGATCT